CTACTAATAATCGACATTGGAATAGCCCGTCATCAATTTCTAAGGCTATTCATAAATTAATTTCTCAATCATTTAAATTCTAAACAATTATGAAAACAATTAAAACTGTTCGTGTTAATTTCTTGAGAGTATATCCAGTAGAACGTGAAGTTGAATCGTCTGTTAATAAGGTCAAAGGTACAAGAGCAGGTGCGCTTGTACTTATGGACATTCTTCCTCATAGTGACGGACAGAAAGAAAACAATGCTATTGAGTTGTCAGGCAAACAACTTAATAATCTTGCTAGTATGCACGGTATCAGGTCTACTGGTCGTGAGGCATGGAATGATCTTGCTATCTATCTTGGTGTAGGTAAATCAGTTGCAGTTCTTTCATGTGAAGAGCATAAGGCTGGTGATAAATACATTGATAAGGACGGTGTTGAACAGGCTTATACTACAACATCTACCAATTGCAATGTGGATAGTGTTGTTCTTCCTGATAAGGTTACTAACACACTTGTTGAGAAGACTATTGAGAAGAATATCAACTGGAAAGATCAGGATGATCTTGTTGCTAAAATGCTTGGTACAACTGTTGAGCCTGAATTGCAGGGTGTTAAATAGGTTAGTTAGATTAGAGTGTAGAGTGTTAGCAGTAATGTTAACACTCTTTTTTTTATCGGCAATGAGATACTATTAATGATTATATAAATCTATTTAAAACTAAAGCTATGACAATACTAATTGATTCTATTAAGACTGCAACTAAGACTGAAATCGTACTTGCACCTACTACAAGTGAAACTAATATAACACTTGAAAGAAAGAGTAAATATACTTTTATTCATCAAAATGATGAGATTATTGATGCTCTACCATTTACATATCCTATTATGAAGATAGTGAGAGCTATAAGAAAAGCTGTTCCTAATGCTAAATTAAGTGTAATATGAAAGAAAAGTTTATTGCGTTTCTAAAGAAACATAGAGCTTTAAGAAAGTTTAAAGCTAATCTTCTTACTAGATATGGAGATATTGCAAACATTGATGTATATTGTGAAGAAGTTAATTTTAGTGATATTGATGGAGCATTTACTTGGAATGACACTCCAGAAGGACAAGATTATTGGGAAAGATTAAGTAAATTATGGGAATATAGTAAGTAAGATGATGTATTTGAGAAGATAGTAGAGTCTGTTAAAAAGGCTCTACCTTCTTTTCATTCTCATAAACGAAAAGCTAGAATTTATGCTAGAACATTTTTAAATGGATTTAGTGATAATGATAGAGAGTTTGTTTTAAAAGAAATATTACATCAACAAAATAGAAGTTTAATTAAAGCAATTGCTAATAAAAAAAATATTGCATTACCAGTTATAGGTAGCTTCCAATATAGAGAATCTCTTGAACTTATTAAAGAGATTAAACATGAAGTTAAAAAAGAGTTTAATGTTGATGATATTCGTAAAGTAGATCATGAAATGTTTGTTAAGATTCATGATAGAATAGAAGAAAGAAAAAAAGAAGTTATTCTTCCTTTATATTTTAAACAACTTGGAGGAAAAGGAAGTAGTGTCAATACTGATTTTTTAAAGAAATGAATAATTCTCCTATAATATATTTTGACGAACGATTACATAAATATACAGATGATCGTGGTAATACATATACTAGTGTTACGACAATTATTTCTAAATATTATGAAGAGTTTGATACAGATGGAGTATCTAAAGCATGTGAGAGAATTGGTAAGAATCCAGCACATCCTAAATATAGTATATATAAAGGAATGACTGCTGAAATGATAAAAAATAAATGGGGAAAGATTAAAGATACTGCTTTAGATAATGGTAATAAGAAACATGATTATCTTGAAGATACAATTAAGAAAGCTACACATTATAGAACTATAGAAGGTACAGATTTAATTCAAGATAGATTATTTACAATAGAAGATGTTGGAACAGATGAATTTGGTGAAGTAGATATAATGTGGTTTGTTACTAGTGGTATATCATTTAGATATCCACAAATATATGAAGCTATAATTACATTACATAATGCTGGATTTAAATTTTATGCAGAGGTTGGTGTTTATAATACAGCATTATTAATTTCAGGTAAAATAGATTTGATTGCAGTTAAAGGAAAAGAATTTATTATAATTGACTGGAAAACAAATAAGGATGATATAAAATATGAAAGTGGTTACTTTGAAAAGGATTTAAATGGAAAAGCAACTACTTTGTTTATACAAACTAGAAAGTATATGAAATTTCCTATACACTTTCTTGCAGATAGTACTGGAGTACATTATAATCTTCAAGTTAGTGGATATGCTTGGTTATTAGAACAATTTGGATATATTAATTTAGGTAATATAATTTATCAAATTAGAGAGGATCAAGAAGGATATGTAGAAAGAGTTGATAAACTTACATTACAAGATTATAGAATACATAGTGAAAATATGTTTAAACATCATTTTGAAAGTAGAATACTTAAACCACAATTAAAAATTAATTATTCATATTAATATTATTACAATGGAACAAGTTAAAGATGAAATTAAAGTGCCGACTATAACTTTTGATGGTTATAGATTTGCTTGTTTTCCTAATTCTAAAGATGTAAAGAAAGCAATGGAGTTAGTTGAAAAACTTAATTTAGATGGTGCTATATTAGGTTCTAGAATAGATCCTAACGAAGATCTTGGTTATACATTACATTTTATAAGTGATGGTATTAAAGTTAATGTTAAAAGAACAGTTTCTCTTTTAGTAGAACAAGGTAAGAAAAATGATTTATATTGGAAACATAATGGTATTCAATCACAAAAATCTGCTAGAGTTCATTCTGCTAATTTGAAACTTTTAAAACATGGGAACTAGAAAGATCTTTGTTAGTGCTGGGCATAGTAATGTTCCAGGTAAAGATCGTGGTGCAGAAGGTATTGGAGGAATACTGGAAGGTGACTTAACTGTTGAATTACGTACATTAGTAGTTAATGAACTTAGACTATTAGGTCAAACTGTTTCAGTTGATCCTGATTATTATGTTACTAAAGATACAGTAGCAATAGTAAATGCATTATTAAATAGTAGAGATATTGCAATAGATATTCATTTTAATGCTGGTCCAGAACTAGCTAGAGGAACTGAAGTATTAATTCCTTTTGCATTTACACCATTTGAAAAAGAATTAGCTACTAAATTAAGTGAACAGATATCAGCAGTATTAGCTACTAGAAATAGAGGAGCAAAGACTGAAGCTGATTCTGCAAGAAAACATTTAATGTTTATGACTCCTAATTGTGAAAATATACTTATTGAAGTATGTTTTATAACTAATAAATTTGATCTTGCAGTATATTTAAGTAAAGTACATATTGTTTCTAAAGTAATTGCTAAGTGTGTTTTTGATTATATAACTAAAGTTAATTAAAATGAAACCAATTAAATTGATTCCTAGAATCGGTATTATTATTTCTTTTTTTGTAATTGCTAATGTTAGTACATTAACTGTATCTAATAGTATAGCTGGTGTAATGTCTATACTATGTATAGCATTATTTGGGTATGAACATCTTATGGAAAAGAAACAATAATGAAATTTTTTAAATTTGTAGATGGGGCAATAGAGCTTGATAAAGATGCTATTGCCCTTTATCCTAATGTTAAGAAAATACTAGCTCGCGATAGAGGTGGTAAAGTTACAGGTGATCCAGATGGTCGTCTTAAACTTTATGCTTTTAAAGAGTTTACATATGTATATTTTAGATGTGATTTTGAAGCATATCCTGCACAACATGGTTTAAATGAAAAAGAAACACATGATTATGCTGCTAAACAAGCTGGTCTAGGTAAAGATTATCAACCAGATGAATTAGTTATTGCTTTTATTAAACAATATGAAAAAGAACATCTTACTGCATCTAAACAAGCTATTAAATCATTAATACGTATTTTTGCACTTAATGAAAAAATAGTTGAGAAGATTGAACAGAATCTTACAGAAAGTCTTAAACTTCCTATTCTTCAACCAGGTATGATTACTGAGCTTCTTACCTATCAAAAACAACTTATTGATATTGCTACTAATGTTCCTGCTACTGTTAAAAAATTACGTGAAGCAATGAATACATTAGAAGAAGAAGAAAAAATGAAACAAGTTGCTCGTGGTGGAGAAGAAGTATTAGATAGTATGAGAGTTGATAATTCAATAGAAAACTAAATGTGGAATATTACACCAACGAATGATTTAAGAGAACATACAAATGATAATTGCATATGTAATCCTACATTAGTTCTTGCTGATAACGGTGTAATATTATGTATACATAATTCATTTGATAAAAGAGAACATTATGAAAAATTACATTTAATTTGGTATAATTAAATGATTAATCAAGAAGTATATAAATATACTCCTAATCTACATCCTTTTATAGATTATGTATTTGAAGATAAATCACATTTTCCTTCAGCTACTAGTAAAGGTTTTATAGATAAAGATGATGACTTTCTAATAGGAAATTCTGGTGGATTTCTTATGAAGATAGATTTTGTATTTGTTAATGTATATTTATTTAATGAAGTTGCTAGATCATTTCAGAGTAGTGGAAGAAATGATGGAGAAAGAACATATTGTTTTGATAAACCTAATACTATAGGATATAAAAACTTTTGGAAGCGTGAAACACAGCGTCGTAGACTTGGAATGACTGCTCCATGTAAACTTTATAGAAAAGATATTGAGTTATATAATAAATGTACTACAGATGAAGAAAGATTAAATTATTTACAACCTTTACATATTACTGGTGACCATTATAATTATTTAAACTATGGTCGTATTCAAAGAACGCCTACTAAAATTGAACGTGAAGCACTAGATAAAGCTGGTAAATTTAAACAGAAAAGAATAGATGGTTTTCCTAGATTTTGGGATGGTGATTATTGGAATTTTAAAATAGATGAATTTATAGCTAATAATAATTTACATCTTTGTAAAGGTAAATCTAGACGTAAAGGATATTCACATAAAAGAGGTAGTCAAGGTGCAAATACTATGAATCTCAATCCAAGTACTACTATTGTACTTGCTGCTTGGGATATTACATTTTTAACTAAACCTGGAGCTACTAGTGATATGTTAAAGAAGTGTCTTGATTGGTATGAAAATCATACTTTTTGGAGACGTGGTTATCTTAGTGAAGATCTTACTGCAATTGAACTTGGTTATAAATTAAGTAATACTGGTAATAAAAAATATGGTTGGAGAAGTACTGGTATCAGTGTAACGTGTAGAGATAATCCAAATGCTGTTGTAGGAAAAGGTGCTGTTGAAATTGACTTTGAAGAATCTGGAGTATTTCCTAACTTACAACAAACTGTTAACGTTACACTATCTTCTACAGAAAGTGGTGATGAATCAGTAGGTACAATACGAGCATATGGAACTGGTGGAACTAAGGGAGCTAATTGGGCTGACTTTAGTAATATGTATTTTCATCCAGAGATTAATAATATGATGGCATTTGAGAACATTTGGGATAAAGGATTACGTCATGCTACTTGTGGTTTCTTTCATCCTCAAATGTGGGACTTTGAACCACATATGGATATTGATGGTAATAGTTATTTAGTAGAATCATATTTAATAGATGTTGCTGATAAACTTGCTAAACGAAAACATTTAAAAGGAGAAGATTATTCTGTATATTGTTCACAACGTGCTAACTCTCCTAGTGAAGCATTTAATATTGAAACTGAAAATATATTTAGTAGTACAGAGTTAAATGATCATATAAAATTTGTACGAGCAAATGAAACTAATTATATATATCGTGATGGGCAATTTGTTAATGTAGTTGAAAGAGATAAACAAGTAGATGGAGTAGTTAAAGAATCTACTATAACAACTGCTACAATTAATTTCGTTACTAATGACATTTTAAGAGATAGAGGAGAAAAAGTTCATCCTTATGTTACACATGTTCCTTTTAGAAAAGAAGATGATATTTATGGATGTTGGAGAATATTCCATGAACCAAAAAGAATAAATGGTCTTATTCCAAATAATCTTTATTATGGTATTGCAGATACTGTTGGTAAAGATAAAACATTAAAAGAAGTAACTACTAAAAACTCTCTTAATGCTATGTATATTATGTCTTATCCTAATGATATGGGGGTTCCTGGAGATACTATACAAGCAATATATGTAGGTAGGCAAGATGATTCTCTTACTGCTTGTTCATTAGAATTTTTAAAAGCACTTGAATATTATAATGCTAAAGGATTACCTGAGACAGATAGAGGAACTGTAGTGAATGATTTTAAAAGATGGAATAAAACTAATAGATTAATTAAAAATCCACTAGCTGTAATTAATAATAAAGTTACTGATAGCAAAATAAATGATTGGGGTATATTCATTGGGGATGGAGATAATGCAGTTGATGGCATAATAAATCTTAAAAACTGGTTATATCAAAGAATCAATGTCAATGAGGATGGGAGTTATGTGTATCGTTTACACTATATACCTGACCTACCTACCTTATTAGAGCTACAACAATATACTATTAATGGAGAATGGTTAGCAAGTAGAACATGGGATACATCTAGAAAAGCTGATTATCTTACTAATGCTGCTATTAAATTTGATGTTACAGATACATATGAATCACTAATTGAATATACTGCTATTTGGAGAACTGAAGTTCCTATTAAAATAAGAATTTTTACTGATCCTTTAGGAATTAAACGAGAAGAAGTTGTACCAGAAGATTATATACAAACTGATTTAGATGATGAAGTTAAAACAGAATGGATTGAAGAAGTATATATAGGTAAAAGATTTGGTAATGAAATTACAGGAATATATCTAAAACCTAAACCATGTGATGTACAGAGATATGATAAACATACTCTTGCACCAAAACTTCCAATTGGTGGAAAGAAAGGTATTCTTCAAAATGTAAAACAAAATCCTATTCCTAAAAGACTTATTCCTTATGTAATTATAGATAGGATGCTTACATTACAACAGGAACGTACTATAGCTAAATATGAGGGATATATAAAAGTTATTCCTCAATCTATGTTAAATGATGATATTACTGGAACAAAGAAAGAAAAAATGTTCTATATTAAAGCAGATAATACTTTAGTATATGACGACACTACTGTAGATTTTAATACTGTTGCTCAAGGATTTAGAGTAGTTGGTATGCCAGAAGTTGCTAACTTTCTTAAAACATTAATTGAACTTAAAGATAAATATAAAGCAGAAGGACTTGAAATAGCTAATATGAATAGTTATGCATTAGGTGATGTTATGGCAAGCACTGGAAAAGGAGTAATGCAGGAATCTATTTATAGAGCTAAAGTAGGTAATGTATTATCTATAACAATGTTTCATGCAGCACTTGAGCGTGATCATACAGCTGATTTAGAGTTTAGTAAAATTGCATATAATGAAGAAAAACGAGGTAGCTATATAGATAGGGCTAGTGGAAAACCTATTTATGTAGATATTAATATTAAAGAACATAGAGAAACTGATTATGGTGTAGTTGTTGAAAATGCTAAAATAGATCAAGA